GACTGCTGGAAGAAATGTAACTATACCTATCGATGTTCAAACTTTTTATTTTTTAAAAAATTCAACAACTGGTTCACAGAACGTAACATTTAAATATGTTTCAGGATCCGGTAACAGTGTAGCCGTTGCACCTTCATCAACTGTCATAGTATTCGCATCAGCTAATGATGGTACAAACCCAGACATTGTTGATATTGGAATGGGTGATGTAACACTTACTGGAACACAAACTTTAACAAACAAAACTTTAACTTCACCTAAAATTGGAACTTCAATTTTAGACACGAATGGAAACGAATTAACAAAAGTAACTGCTACTGGTTCAGCAGTTAATGAATTTACAATCGCCAATGCTGCAACAGGAGGTGATCCAACATTATCTGCAACAGGCGATGATTCAAATATTGATATAGCCATTGTTCCAAAAGGAACGGGTGAAACAGTATTTGGAACAGGATCAGCAGCAGCTGCTATTACAACAAGTGGCACACATGATCTTGTATTAGACACAAACTCAGGAACAAACTCTGGAAGTATTACAATTACTGATGGTGCAGATGGAAACATTAACATAGCACCAAACGGAAATGGTGTTGTTCAAGCTGGTGGTTCAGCAGTAAAAGTTGCAGGTAAAGAAACTATTTGGGTGCCAGCAGTTGCTATGTACCCTAACACAACTAACGGTGCTGCAGCTTTAGCACAAGTAGAATTGACAGCAGGTCAACCTGAATTAAAATGTTTAGATTTTGATGCTTCAACAGATGAATTTGCACAGTTTGCAGTTGCTTTTCCTAAATCATGGAATGAAGGAACTGTAACATTTCAAGCATTTTTTACATCAGCTGGAACAAACACAGGTAATGCAATATTTACTCTAGCGGGTGTTGCTGTTTCAGACAATGATGCAATTGATGCAGCTTTTGGAACTGCGGGTTCTGTTACAAAAGCTCACAGTGGAACAGCGAACGATTTGGATGTTTCTTCTGAAAGTTCCGCAATAACTATCGCAGGAACTCCAGCTGCAGGCGATGAAGTATTTTTTCAAGTTTCAAGAGACGCAGACAACGGTAGTGATACACTAACAGGTGATGCAAGACTATTAGGGATTAAACTATTCTTTACTACTGATGCTGCTAACGACGCATAATAGGAGGAATAAATGAAAGAGTTTAAACTCGAACCAACAGTAACAATTAAAAAAAATAAAAAATCTAGTAGACCAAAAACTAGAGGTTTTGGATATCAAGTATTAGGTTTTGGTTCTGGAGGTGGAGCAGCACCTATAGCTATGGATTATTTAATTGTTGCAGGAGGCGGTGGTGGATCAAACCAAGGTGGAGCTGGAGCTGGCGGGTACAGAACTTCTTTTCCTGGTGGAACACAATTAGAATTTGATGCTAATACTTCCTACACTGTTACAGTTGGATCTGGTGGTTCAGCGCAAGCAAGAGGACAAGATTCAACTTTTCAATTTGGAACTGCACAATCTTTATCATCGAGTGGTGGTGGTAGAGGTGCTACAGCAACAACATCTCCCGCTGTTCCAACTAAAGATGGAGGATCAGGCGGCGGTGGAAATATAGGTAATCCTCCTTCTGGTGAAGGTGGACAAGGAAATAGAGGAGGATACTCACCTCCTGAAGGAAACGGTGGAGGACCTGGAACACACTTTCCCCCATTAGGTCCACAAGGAGCTAATGTCGGTGGTGGTGGCGGCGGTGCTAACCAAGCAGGTCAAAGAGGTGGAAATTCTGAAGGAACCGGAGGCGGTGGAGGAAATGGATCTCCATCAACTATCACTGGTTCTGACGTAACTCGCGGCGGAGGCGGCGGGGGTGGAGGATCTGGAAATCCTCAAAATAATAGACCAGGAGGCACTGGTGGCGGCGGAAACGGAAATTTTGGTCCAATGGCAGGACAAAATGGATCAGGTGGCCAAGGCGGTGGCGCTGGTGCGTCAGGAGATGGGGGACCAACATTTGCAACTGGTGGATCTGGTGTTGTAATATTTAGAGCACCTAGTGCAGCAACTTTAACTGTAACTCCAGGGACAAATCAAACTTCAACGGCACCTGGTGGAGAAAAAATAGCAACATTTACTGTTTCAGGAACTATAACGGCTTCATAATATGGCACACTTTGCAGAAATAGATAATAACAATATAGTATTAAGAACTGTGGTAGGTTGTAATGCAGATGTTGATGCCAATGGTGGAGATCAATCTGATACAGCTGCAGAGCATTTTAAATCAGTAGTGCCTTTATCAGACAATGGAATTAAATGGGTTCAAACATCTTACAATAATAATTTTAGAGGTAATTTTGCTGGTGAAGGATTTGAGTGGGATGAAGCTAATAATATTTTTTGGCCTTTTCAACCTTATGACTCTTGGACAAAAGATGTAGCATCGGCACAATGGGTTGCTCCCGTAACAAAACCAACCTGGACTGAGGAGGAAATGTCTTTAGGACACTCAATAGTATGGGACGAACCAAATCTTAGATGGGTTAAACAGAGCACTATTCCTGATGAAAATGGTGAGTTCAGTAGATGGGTTTGGGATTCAAATACTTCTTCTTATGGTTCAGAAGAAAAATTTACTAATTAATTATAATTAATATTTAACACTAATCTGTAGTCGGTATCGGTATGGGTAGTGCCCATATGTTTAATTGATGAATTAAATGTAATCATTCTGTTTTCCACACTTTTAATAGATTTTTTATTTTTAAAAAATGTTTTACCATTATTAGTGTTTAAATAAAATATTGCTGTTTTAGATTTAATTGGAGTGTCCACATGATATCGTGAGTTTAAAATTTTATTAGTTTTCCAAGTTAAATTAAATTTAGCTCTTATAATTTTTTTTGCTTTTAGTTTTAAAAGAAATATATCCACCAAATGTCTAAAAGGACTGTTTAGTTCACCATCTCTCCAAACAGTATGAGTAAATTGTATTTGACCATCACCTTCAACAACTTTATGGGGCTGAAAGTACCAAGGAAAATTAACATTTAAAATCTCATTTTTAATTTTATTTAGATCTTCTTTTTTTAAAAAATTATCTATTGTTTTCATTATTATTTTTCACACCTTTTATACCAAACAGGTAAAGTATATCTTGTTCCTTTTTTTATAGTCTTAACACCGTGAACATAATGCATCCCATCAAACATTAATGTTCTACCTGTTTTTGGTTTTATAATTGTGCCATCTTTAAAATAAGTCTCCCCACCACTATAATTTTCATTTAAGTAAGTTATAGATGTTAATACTGTTTTATTACTCGCTTTGTCTAAATGTAAATTTTGATATGAATTAGAAGGCCATTTTACTATTTCTAACCAATCTACAACTATATCTTTATGAATATTATTATAAATTTTTTTAATAGGTAGATTTTTTATATTTAAAGGAAATGTGTCTCTAAATTGCAATGCTTGGTTTTTATTTACCTCATAGTAATTTAACAAAGTATCAATTGTTTTATTATCAATAAAATCATCTATAATTTTAATTTCTTTTATCATAATATTTTGGTAAACCTAAATGAGGCCTGCCATCAAATAAATTTTTTTTAGAGTTTTTAGTTTTTTTATTATTATAATGTAAAAATACTTGCGAACAGTGTTCTCCTTTAAATTCATCTCTCCAGTGTTCTAAATCACAACCTCTGTAAATTAACATATCTCCTGGTTTTAAATCTATTTTAATACCTTTCATGTTTTGTTTTCCAGAGGGTTCTAAGTATATAGGCCAGTTATCACCACCTAAATTTAAAGTAGTAGATATCTCACAACTAAATCTATCTTTGTGTCTTTTTAAAACATTCCCTTTATTATAGATTCTAGCGTAAGAATATGAAGGGTATAATTTTAATTTTGTAATTTTTTCCATTATTGGATGAACTTTTAATAATAATGTTTCCATAACAATATCTGAATAGTGAGCATAAGCGTCAGGCACTTGAGAGTCACCCCAAGTGCCTGTAATAAGATAATATTTTTTATCTGCAAAATAATTATTTTCATGTAATGTATATGCCGCTGTTCTTTTCATTAAAAAATATTTGTAAATAAAATCCGTTAACTCTGGACTAATTACTTGTTTAACGACAACAAATTTATTTTTTTTAAAACTCATAATATAAATTTAAACCATCCTGTTACTATCCACTTATCTTCTTTAGGTGCAACTATACCTCTGTGTACATGAGTAAAGTCTGTTGGCCAAATTAAACTTAAACCTTTTTTAGGTTTAACTTTTAAATTTTGATATTTAAATTCTGTTTCTCCGCCAACTTTTACATCATTTAAATAAGTCATAAAAACTAAAGATCGAATAGCCACACAATCATCAACTGTACCATACCAGCCTCTTTCATAATGAAATTGCTTGTAACCACCTCCCGGTTTATAGTGTTGTATTAAAGTATATCTATTAGTTTTATGTGAGCCAGTTAATGAATATTTTTTAAGATATTCCTTGCAGCCCCGACTTAATTCTTCAAAATATTTTTTTATCGTGGGATTGTTACTATTGTTAAAAAATATAACGTCTGTAGAATCTTTAATACTTTTATCTACACCCGTTGCTGTGTTACCAATAAATTTATATTCAATATTATCTTTATGGTATTGAATCAACCCATCACAGATATTTTTATCTATTTTAAACTCATATATAAAATTACTCATAATTTTAAGTAATCAGCATTTTCTTTTGATCCTACCTCTCCTTTTATCCAAGTGTTAAATGATAAACTAATCCTTAAATCATCTTGCGTATTACGTAATACATCATGCGTTAATCTAGAGGGAAAAATAAGTAACTTACCTTCTTCTACGGGAATTTCATAAGATTTAGAATTAAAATCACTCCATTGAGTTCTCTCGTTGTAAGGAAAAATATTGTTGTAAGTAGAGTTAGTAAATCTAATAGAATGATAATTAGGATTAGCCTTAATATATAACACCCCAGACAAAAAAGAATTAGGGTGAAGATGTGCATGATGAGATTGACCTTTTTCACAAAAATTTAACCATGATTGAGTTATATGAACTTTAATACTATCACAAGAATATATTTGTAATACATAGTCATCTAAACATTCATTTATTTTATTTTTAAGTTGTTTAAAAAGTTTATGATCTAATACATTTTTGTCACCTGACATTTGATTATTAAAATTTTTTACAGCACATTTTTTTTGTTCAATAAGATAATTTAATTGTTTTTTAGATATACTGCAGTAATTTTCAGTAACGCATGTAGGAAATAAGGGGTATAATCTTTTAGTCATTTTAATAGCACCATGTTACAAAAGAATATCTTTTTCCTTGTGTTATATTTTTAACTTCATGAGGATATAAAAAACAACTAGGAAAAACAAGAACATCACCAGTTTTAATTTTAATTAAAACATTGTTTATGTAAAAATCTCCTCCTTTAAAATTTTCGTTTAACAAACCTACTATAGATAACACAGGTATACCCCTTTCTTTACCATCAAATAAAGAATAAATGTGATCTACATGTTCTTTTATATTTGTGTTTTTGGTATATTTATTAAATCTAATTCTAGAAAATCTACTGCATAAAATATTTTTTTGATTAGTAAATTTTTCATATTCTTGAATAGTTTTTATAATATAGGGCTGTAAAATGTCATGTGATACATCACTCCAACTAGTGTCAAATTCTTTATTGCCTAAATTATTGGTTTTGTTATCTACATAATTATACCAAGCGTGTTTATACCATTTTTCATTATTTAATTTTTTTATAATATTTTTACAAACATCTTTGGGTATGTTGTTTTTAACCATTATAAATTCTTTTATATTTTTCATAAATTATTTAAAAGGAAATCCTGTGGTCCACATAACCAGTGAATTTCTTGACCCTTTTGTTACAGGGGTAACCCTATGTCTTAGAAAACTAGGAAACACCACTATGGATCCTTTTGGTTTTATTTCATTACATTTAACAATTTTTACTTCACCTGTATTAGGATTAAATAATTGAAATTCTAGGTTACCCCCTTTATAACTTTTTGGATCAGACAGTGAAACTATAGCCGATAATTTTCTTATTCGACCATTTGGATATGGAGTGTCCCAACAATCAAAGTGCCAATCGTAATGTTGATTTTTTCCATAATGTGTAAATTGAATAGACTCTGCTTGATCAACTTTAAAATTCCAACCAGAATCTGTGTTAGCTGAATTAATATAAGGCTCAATCATATCTTTAACTGCAACATCAGTTATCCAAACAATATTAGAATTTCTTGTTTTTTTTAGGTCTAATAAATCTTTTTTATTAAGTTTAGATTTAGATTTTAATTTTTTACTCTCTGTTCCTGTAATAGCTTTTTTACTTTTTTGTTTTAAATATTTTAGAACAATTTTATCACATTTTTCAGAAGGGATCGCAGAGGGAAAATACCAATAGTCATGTTTTAATAGCATTAGTCGTTAAATATTTTGTGTTGTAAATTAAAAGAAATACCATACTTTGCTTTAAAGGTTTTATTTCTTGGTGCTTTGTGTTTTAAGAAAGAAGAAAAAACAGCAAAAGATCCTTTTTGAGGAATTACTTCTTCTCCTATTTCAGGAAATATTAAAGATTGTTCACTGTTGTTTAAATAAATAACTCCAGATAAAAAAGAAGGATCGTGTGCGTGCATTACAGTGTAATCTGTAAAAGTCTGTCTAATACCCCAAGCATTTCCTAAAAAATAACTAATTGTATGAGATGAAGTTAAAGTATCTATTTTATCTAAAATAGGCATTAATAATTTTAAAAATTCTACATCGTTTAAAAAGTAGGTCCATGAAGTCATGTCACTTTTAACGTTGGTTTTATTACTAGTTTTTTCGCTAATACCATCGTCTATTTTAGACATAAAATATTTAGCATTTAAATCTAAGGTGCCTTTAAAAAAGGTAAAAGGTCTTTGCATAGTTCCATGTATTTCTTTTTTTATTTTCATCATCTTTCTTTATTTTATGATTGATATATAATAAAAAATATATATAAAGTCAACTTTACATATGGAAAATAAAGAATTAGAGAGAAAAATAATAGAACTAAAACAAGTTATTAAGGGTGAGGTTTATTTAAATAAAGACCTTAAAATTGAGAACACTAAATTAAAACTAGAGGTTAATGCTCTTATGAAAATTAACCAAGACTATGCTCAAAAAATAGCACAATTAGAGCTTTTAATTGACCAAATGCACAGAGACTACTACAGTAAGCACATCGATAAGAAGAATTGATATCTAGCTCAGATCATAATATAATACTGGCATTATGCTACAAAAAATAGGCTTTCAACCAGGTATTAATAAACAGGTTTCACAAACAGGTGCTGAAGGGCAATGGGTTGATTGTGACAATGTTAGATTTAGATATGGTTCACCTGAGAAAATAGGGGGTTGGAATCAGCTAGGCAACGTTAATCAAAATGAGTTGACAGGTGCGGGCCGTGGACTTCACCATTTTGTCAATAGTTTAGGTAGAAGATACGCAATTATTGGCACAAACAGAATTTTATATGCATACTCTGGAGGTGTGTTTTATGACATA